AAGCAATTCTGCGATAGGTGTGAGAAGATCATTAACATGCTTTTGCCTCAAACGGCAGTCAACGACAAATGGCCGATCATTCTTAAGATGCGCTATGTGACGCTTAAGCCGTCTCTTGATGACGTGATAATGGAACGTGTGGGCTATCAGTCCAGCCAGTATTATGAAGCCGTCAAAGACGCTCTCTGCGCGTTTGCCGAATGGTGGCCGAGTTATCCAGGCAGTCTTGTCGTTAGCAAATTCTAGACCGGACATTTACCGGACAAACACCGGACACAAACCGGAGTGATTTGGACGTATTATGGTATTGTGCCGATGTGAGATACAGAGGCATAGCCAACGGGTTCTGTGATTACCCTTCTTTCATTTCTTTCCAACTTCCAAAACATTCCTCCCAAATGTTGAGCGGTTTGCTGGTGCAGACAACAATCGAAGCTGTCTGGGGGTTCGATTCCCCCAAGCCGTCTTTGCTCATAAATATCTTTGCGATGTCAAAATCAAACGAAGGAAAGCCAACAGTCAATTAGCGTTATGAGCAAAATAGTCATGCAATGACCCATATGGAGAGCGTGACAGTGCATCTGTAGTTTAATCAGGGAAAACAACTAGCTAGGATTGTGGGTTCGATACCCACCAGATGCATAGCCCACCAAACTCCCGAAAGGAAGCGAAGGCCGCCTGAACTCGGTCGTGGGCCAAAAAATCATTGTTGTAAAACGTTGTGGAGCGTCTTTTTTAGTGCAAAAAAACACCGGCTGTTGGGTCGGTGAGAAAGGTGTACCGGTTTTGGAGGGAACCGGTCAACTGCTGAACGACTGGGGGGTCGAGCATAGCCATCGATTTCCCTCACAAAACATTATGCCCTAAATGGTGGCATATTCAATATGCTGAACATTAAGTCACAACCGTTTTATATTACACTTTCTAAAAATTGCCACAAAAAGACCCATCGGCAGGGATACCGATGGGAAATAGAACCATGGTCCTGATGGGAGCAGAACCAGTTTGAAGAAAAATCACTTGGGGGAAAAGCCGGAAAGATCATGAAAGAAAGGTGCTGGAAGAAAGATAACCGGCTTCCCAATTCATATTATGCGCCCAGTTGAGCAGCAAATACAATAGACAAACACAAAATTTTAGGTTGATCTGCACGCAATAAAAAAACACCGGTTTCCCAGTGCTTTGAAGTAACGTGTTAGTTGTGAATATTCTGCTGTAATTTGTCTCCAGCCCTGTCAATTAATTTTGCACTAAAAACAGTTCCGGCAATTAATACAGTTCCAACAATTAAGGTTCCTACGACCATAATCTTGACAACTGAATTAACAGTTTCCATATAGACTCCTCCTAACCGTTCTGACGCCTAGAGGTGAAGAAAGACACAACTGCGACAAGAATTACTGCCCCAATAATGGACGGTATCAATGCCATCCCAGCTAACTGGGGGCCCCAATGACCAAGAATTCCTTCGCCGATGACGGATCCAATGAGACCAGCAATGATATTACTGATCCATCCCATTGAATTACCCTTATTGGTAATTGCTCCAGCAATTGCACCAATGATGGCTCCAACGATTAATGCCCAAAGAAAATGCATAAATACTCCTCCTTAATTTTTAAAAACCAGCTTCATTGTACACAATCTTAATTATACAGCTGTACTTACCGATTTGTAAAATCCTATTAAAGGAGATAAAAAAATAATGCCTAGAGTGCACCGTTGCCGTGCCAACGGCTGCCACAATATGGCGGAGTGGCCAGCACGTTACTGCAAACAGCACAAGTCATTAGAAGTTACAGCGGACGAAAAGAAACGTGACTATTGGAAGTATAACCACATCATACGCAATCGTTCGGGAAGCAAACGTGAGCAGTACAAATTTTATAAGACGCCGCAATGGAAACATCTTCGCCATCTGGTGCTTGATCGGGACTACGGGCTTTGCCAATACTGCAAGGCAAACGGCGAGCTAACGCTGGCAAGTACAGTCGACCATGTTGTGCCAATCGAAATAGACCAGGGACTGGCCACCATCGCTGGGAACCTAGCGACCATCTGTACGGATTGCCACCGGCAAAAAACAGCGTGGGAGCAATCCTACTATGGCACCGGTCAAACCAACAGCCGCACGGGATTGCCAGAGATACATGACGTAAAACGGGTAGCTAAGCTCATGCAACAATCGAAAACGGCGCAACGACGCGGCTGAAAATTTGCCCCCCGCCCCCTATTTTTCTAAAACGGGGAGCCACACACAGCTGTTATCTTGCGCCAAAGCATGCTTTCAAAATTTTTAACGCGGGGGGGCTAACTCAAGAAAGGAGGCAACGACCATCGCCAATCAAAAACCATTTTATCAGCAGAACAACGGGCATTTGCCGGAACGTCCACCGGAGCATTTGGGCAAGATTGCGAGTGCCATGTGGCGTAAAGTTGTCCCCTTTTTAGAGACCAAAGCACCGGTCATTCGAGTTGATGCCGGTTTGGTTGAATTGTACTGTACGCAATATGAGATTTACCGGAAAGCCTATCAGTCAATCATTGATGATGGCATCCAGACCAAAATATTTGACTCGCTGCAAGACAGTACCGGCGCAATTGTTGGCAAAGACTTTATTGGCTACAAACGCAACCCGGCAACACAGGTCTATAACGACGCTCTCAAGCAGCTTAATGCAGTCGGAGAACAATTGGGCCTGTCGCCGAAAGGACGAGCGGAGATGGCTAAAATCAAGCCACATGATAATGGCAAGGTGGACATTGCTGAACAAATGAAGAAGTTTCTAGGAGATGACAACCATTAAGCCAATTGATTTGACCCAGTCACGCGATGTGCTGGCTGCCTATCATCTTGACAATTATGGCGATGTACGCGATGCCTATCCAGACGTTGGCACACAATACGCTTTTGACGTACTGGAGGGCAAGCAGCAGGCCGGTTACATGATCAAACTGGCTGCGTTCCGACACGTCCGAGATTTGCGGCGAGCCTTAGAAAAGGAAACAGATTTTCCGTATTACTACGACCTGCAAAAGGTCAAAAGCATTCTCAACTTTGCCAAGATCTGCCCCAACGTTGATCACACTGACGAGCCTACCGAGCTGATGCCTTGGCAGGCTTTTATTTTGACCCAATTAATTGCTTGGCGCAGTGCCGATGGTGGCAAACGGTTCTCACGGGCTATCGTGAGTGTTGGCCGGACGAACGGCAAGACCTACCTGATGGCGATCATCGCCTGCTATTCATTCCTAGTGGAATCATTGGGATTGTCCAGTCAGGACTACCTGGTGGCGTCTATCAATTTCAAACAGACCAGCAAAATTCTTGGCTACATTAAGACAATGCTGCGTAAGATTCTGGATATTGAACCGTTCAAGTCATTGGCCAAAGAGGTCGGCCTCAATCCTGACGGGCTATCTAGCCAATCCGATCAGATTGTCCAGAAGAAACAGAACAATGTGCTGCGGGCGATCAGCCATGAGTCCGGGCAGTACGACTCATTCCACTTTACGACCGCCATCTTTGACGAAATTGGAGAATTGCAGAGCCGCACGAAAATCAACAAGATCGTATCCGGCCAAGTGCAAATCCCCAACAAACAGTTCGTGGAAATCTCCACGGCTTATCCTAACCCAACCGTCCCGTTTCATGATGACGAACGGGCGCTACAACAAGCCATGGAGCAGGATTACAAACGGGAAGCCGATACGCAGTTGTGCTTGGTTTGGGCGCAAGACAATTTGGACGAAACCTACAAACCAGATACATGGGTTAACAGCAACCCGCTGCTGGATTTACCAGCCAAGCATGACGATTTAATGGCGGGGCTTAAAGGCCAACGGGATTCCGATATGTTAGCCGGCACTGTTGATGATTTCCAAAATAAGAACCTGAACATGTGGCTGCAGGAGTCACAAAATAGTTTTCTCAAACTAGCAGACGTTGAACGTGCTATTATTCCTGAACTTAGCATTGATCATCGTGATGTCTACATCGGGTTTGACTATTCAATGTTTAGTGATAACACGGCTATCGGGTTTGTATTCCCGTATGAAAGCAACGGGCATAAGTATTGGTACATTGCCCAGCATAGTTTCATCCCGTGGCAAAAAGCTGGCAGCATCGAGGCCAAAGAAAAGCAGGACGGCATCGGCTACCGAGAGCTGGCGAAGAAGGATTATTGCACGATCACTAGTCACCCGGAAGGCATCATCAACGATGATCAAGTATATTCGTGGCTGAGGAATTATGTAAGCGACCACCATTTGCATGTGGTTTGCTTTGGCTACGACGCCATGGGCGCCACACGCTTTGTAAAGCAGTTGGAGCTTAATAGTGGCTGGAACATTATGCCCATCAGGCAGAGAACTGGCGAGCTTAAAGACCCCACGAAGTTTTTGCAAACGGGTTTTATCGAAGGATCAATCAAGAGATCGGACGACAAAATCATGGAGAAAGCATTGCTTAATGCCCAAATTTATGAAGATAAGGTCGGAATCCAAGTCGATAAGGCCAAAGCAACACTCAAAATTGATGTCGTTGATGCATTGATTGATGCGCTTTACCAAGGCATGTATCATTTTGAAGATTTCGGAATTGCCAACGACCGCACCAAAGAAGTTGAGCTCATGACGCCCGAGAAGTTTAAAAAGATGATTGAAAATGGCCAGTTCGGGTTTGGAGGCGATGCCATTGGTTGAACAATTTAATAAAGTACTGAAAGTCGTAGGACTGTTTCTACTTGCGAACGTCGAGACAGTTCTTTTTTTATGCGGCTTTGCCGTTTTAGCCTATGCTGCATTTTCAGTCAGTCTATTGGTTGGGCAAGTCATTCTGGGAATATTGCTGGTCGCAACAGCGCTTGTGATCAACAAAGCCAAAAGAGGAGGTGATTAATGGTGCTTTTTGGATTTTTGAGCAGTAAAGCAACTAATCGTGCTGCTCCCCAATATGAGAGCGTGCTTGAATCAGCCGATGGCGACATGATGACTGGCTTAATGGTTGATCCAGCCGCTTATGTATCCGCGCGGAAAGCTCTACTTAACTCAGACCTTTATGCCACAATTTATCAATTGTCCGCAGACTTGGCCACTTGCTATATGCAAGCAGGACAGCCACGAACGCAAACGATTCTTGATCATCCGTCAGCAACCACTAATCGGCAAGCCTTTTGGCAGTCGATGGCGGCACAGCTGCTGCTTGATGGGAATGCCTATGCCTATATTTGGCGCAACCAGCTTACCGGCCAGCCAGTTCGGCTTGAATATTTGCGTCCGTCTCAGGTATCTGTATTTCTTTTGAGCGATGGTACTGGACTCACTTACAACGTTTCTTTTGACGAGCCAAGTATTTCTGTTATGAACAATGTGCCACAGTCAGACATGATTCATCTTCGACTGCTCGGCATTGGGAATGGTGGAGAAGTTGGCCGGTCACCGCTATTGGCTCTGCAAAACGAACTGAACATCAAAAACAGCGCCAATGGGTTGACGATATCGGCGCTCTCAAAGGCTATTACTTCAAACGGGACGTTGACTGCAAAGAATGGGTCAGCGCTAAGCCTCAAAGAGAAGCAGGCATTGTCGGCTGGATTCATGACTCAAGCAACTTCGAATAAGGGTCCAGTCGTGCTTGATGAGCTGACAACATATGCTCCGTTGGAGCTAAACTCGGACGTTTCTAAGCTGCTTTCGTCCACAGACTGGACAAGCAAACAGATTGCGAAAGTTTACAACATTCCTGACAGCTACCTTAATGGACAAGGCGACCAGCAGTCCTCCTTATCGATGATTGAGGGCATGTATGCGAATAGTCTTAACCGGTATGCACAGGCTATTGCTAGTGAGTTAAATGAAAAGTTCTCAGCGACTATTGAAATCGATATTCAGCCGGCCATTGATCAGGATCGGAGCAGCTATTTAGCAGCCGTTGGGGGTGCTGTCAAAAACGGTGCGCTTTCTGGCAACCAATCCGACTTTTTGCTTCGTCGTGTCGGTTTCTTGCCAGACGATGCGCCTATGTTCAATCCAGATCAGTCTAACCTTAAAGGAGGTGATACGAATGGCAGTAACGGTACCAATTAAGGGCGTTATCTCAAGCGAGGATGATGCCGAAATCTATCAGTGGTTTGGCTATCAAGCGATTACCCCAACGGATTTATCAGACGAATTGTCAAAGGCAAGCGGGCAGGATGTTGTTTTGGAGATTAATAGCCCAGGTGGCGATGTATTTGCCGGTAGTGAGATGGCAACAGCCATCAAGAATTATTCAGGTAGCATCATTACCAATATTGTTGGCCTTGCAGCGTCTGCAGCATCAGTGGTTGCCTTGGCGGGAGACAAAGTCGAGATGGCACCAACAGCTCAACTGATGATTCACAGAGCATCAACGTCAGCAAACGGAAATGTTGATGCATTAAATTCAGCAGGCCAATCGTTAGACAGTATTGACCAATCATTGGTTGATGTGTATGTAGCAAAAACCGGTATGAGTCCAAGCGATGTGTACAACATGATGGTTAACGAGACATGGATCAATGCCAAAGAGGCTGTTGAAAAAGGATTCGCTGATGACATCATGTTTGATACAGCACCGGCAGTTACAAACAGCGTTTTGCCACTAACAACTGACATGATTCACCGAGTGAAAACATTAATGATCAAAGCAAACAGCCAACAGAATAAGCCAACAGAGAGCCAGCCTACGGATGATGGAAAGAAAGCCATTGACCCGAAGCTGGCTTTGTTGTTGGGAATTAAAAACAAGGAGGCCAAATAATGGCTAGTGTAAACGATTTAAACACCGCGTGGATTTCAGCGGGGCAAAAGGTAACGGATTTACAAGACGAGTCGCAAAAAATGGCGGTAGCACTGGCGGCTGATCCGTCTTCTTATACGGAAGATGACGTTAAGAAAGTAACGGATGATTTGAAGGCTGCTAAGACCGCTCGAGACTTCGCAAAGTCAGCGCTAGATGACGCTAAAGCTGAAGCGGAGGCAGAAAAGCCAACTGACATTACCGACAAGAAAGTAAACATCATTCAGAAAACGTCTAAGGCCCAAGACTTTGTTCACAATTTTGTGGATTTGGCTACGGGCAAAAAGCAAATTACGGATTTAGTCACTTCCGGCAATACTGACGGTGATACGTCTAATGCTGGCCTGACAATTCCACCTGATATTCAGACCAACATCAACCAGCTCAAACGGCAATATGCGTCACTCGAACAATATGTGAAGGTTGAGAATGTTTCTACTCCAACTGGATCACGTGTGTATGAGCCTTTTGAAACAATCACACCCCTGGCAAATCTTGATGATGAGAATGCACTTATTGGTGATAACGATGATCCCAAGCTGGCACAAATCAAATACACCATTCATCGGTATGCTGGCATTTCTACAATGCCGAATACGTTGCTTAATGACAGTGATCAAAATATTCAAGCGTGGATTGAACAATTTGTTTCCCGCAAGGATGTTGTAACACGCAACGGCGTCATCATCTCAGCAATGAACAACGCTCCTAAGAAGCCGACCATTGCTAAGTTTGACGACATTTTGGATATGATCTACACAGCTGTTGACCCGGCTATCCAGTCCACATCGATTTTGATGA